TCAAATGTCATAATATCTCCATTATATCAGCTTTTAATTATTTAGTCAATGATTTACGAGGTGGTTTCAGTTGTATTACTTCCTTGACTTGTTGCAAATTCATATATCTTATAAGAAAAAGTTACACTAGCAGTTAGATAATCTACATCATTGGCCTGTTGATTGTAGTCTAGGCCAGATAATGATACAGGATAAATGTCTCTAAATCTAACTTCAATGTTATTTGTATTTTTACTTGTTAGTACAAACAAGGTTGCGTCTGAATAAAGACCACCATCATCTTGTACTGCCTTTTTTACTTGCCCTAATTCTTTACTTAAACCTACATTTTGAGTAGTTGGATATCTATCACTTCCTGCACCTTGTAAATCTCTAAATTGAGAGTAATCTTTTGGAAATCCTAGTCCTGTTAACCAACCGTGTATCTCTCTATAGTTTTCTAAATTTTCATCAACTAAAAAAGATATGTTTAAAGTATCATAATCTAATTTATCACCAGGTATTGGAATGTCTTTTAAAGGTGTTGGTTGATTTGCATTACCTAATGTAATACCAGGTATGTTTGCAGCTGTGCAAAAGTATTCTACTTTGGGCAACTTAATAATACCAAACTTAAATTGAGTAGGACTTGCGTAATCTAATTTTGTAGGTTGTCTATTATAACTATTTGTAACTGTCATACTATTATTTATCTAAGGCTTTATCTACTTCTTGCCACTCTTTTTCTTCTTTTGCTTTATCACAATCGTTAGGACTAAAAATACAAGCAACGGCTAGACTTATAGAACCATCATATACACTAGGTTTTTCATTTGTTATAATTGGTTTTTTAATACAACCAACTAATAATAAAAACACTAAAAAAATAGTAATTATCCATAAGTATTGTATCAACATTTTTTTCATATTATTTAACTATACACACCACTCTTATTGCAGAAAACTCAATTTGATATTTTCTGTTTTGCTCATTCATCTCTATTATACACTCTTGTTGTGAATTATATTTTTTTATTTCCATATCAGCAAAAGGTCTAAATTCTTTTAAATAAAAATCGTACAATAAAGGTATAAGATATGCCACTTCTACCATATGATTATTTATAAAGGCTAAAAAAAAGGGCGACTTTTACATCGCCCTTTTTAATTTGTTTCTCAACAAAATATTACATAATGTTCGTTACTTGAACACGTCTGTAGTATCTGTTTGCGTTATTGTTACCAACTCCGTCAGCAGTAATTGCAGAAGCAGAACTTGCACCAGCAAAAGGGTTCGCTACTAGACCGTATCTAGTTTTGAATCCAATTTTTGGTTGGAAGCTGTCTTGTCCTACTGCTCTAACCATTTGTAATGGTACATACGGACAATAGAATAATCCAGAGTCGTATGGAGAAGTACCTTTGTAGCCAACAACATAGTATTGTTTAGCTGGAGACGCATTTGATGACAAGTTTGCAGAATATGGATCAATATATACTTTATATCTTCCGTTTAATACTCCAGCAAAAGTGTTACCAGTGTCGTCAACATTAAGGTTATTGTTTAACGCAGGTGCGTAATCTAACACGCCAGCCATTTGAAGAGCAGAGGCAACGTCTGATGAACAGATTATAATGTTACCTTTTCCTCTTCTTGTTCTTTGAGCGATTGTGTTTGCGTCTCTTTCTAATTGAAACATCAAACCTTTAAATCTCTCAACTGACCATCTACCGTTTGAGTCAGTATCTAAATCGAAGATACCAGCAGTAGTTGTGTTGATTGCAGCGTTTGAATTGTCGTTGTCTGCAGCGCCGACTTCAGCTGTTCTATAGATTGTTCTTACAACTTCTCTATTGATTTCAGCTAAAATTTCAGCAGAAAGGATATTAGACAATTCCGTTTCAGCATCCAAACCGTGGATTGCTTTAAGGTCTTGTGCTAATTCCATTGTGTATTCTGCTTTAAGTGCTCTTGATTTTGCAGTAACAGTTGATTTCTCAATTGAGAAAGCCATTTCAGCAAAAGCGTTGCCAGAAGCATCGCCTAGAGCTTCAGCAGCAGCAGTTGTCATTCCAGTTCCTACAGTATAGTTTGGACCAGCACCAGGAATTGGTGAGTCATTTAATACTGCTGGGTTTTCTCCAGAATGAGCAGTTGATGAAAATCCATCCACAGATGAACCAGCAGCGTTTCTGCCAGAAAAATCTGTATCCGCTTCGTCAAAAAGAGCTTCAGTTCCCGCTTGTGTTGAGTATCTGCTTCTCATAGCAAATATCAAACCAGTTGGTCCTGACATTGGTTGTACGCCGCAAATATCGTATGCGATAAGATTTGGCATAGCTCTTCTAACTAGGGATATAAGGATTGGATTCCAGTTTTGAATTGAAGCACCAGTAGCATTTGATGGAGCCGCTTCACTTAAAAATGCAGCGTCTTCTTTCAAAGCTTTTTCTTGGTTCTCCAATATAACAGATGTAACAGCTCTTTTGTAAGAGTCCGTGATCTTTGGAAGATCAGGATGATCTAACACAGGCTGCCATTTGTTTTGTATTGCTTCAGATAAAAACATTTTTCTATCTCTCCTTATTATTGTTAGTTAACTAACAAGAAATTAATACAACTTCTTGTTTTTTGTTTTACTAATAGCGGCGGTATATGCAGCCATAGAACCTGTCAGATTTGATACATCTGCTTCAGAACTACTTTCCGCCACATCATTAGATTCGTCACTCGCTTTTGATCTTGGGAAATAAGATTCTTTTACAGTTTCTAATTTCTTTCTGAAATCACCAGCGTCTTTATATTCAATATTTTCTGCTAAACCTTTAAACTTATCCTTTTCAGTTTCAGCAAGATCAGATCCTACATCTTGTAGTATGTCTTCTCTAGCAAACTCACCGATTTTTTGGTTAAGTTCAACGTTTTGTTCAATTGACTCGTTAAGTTTTTTATTTAACTCATCAATTTTAGCAGCTTGATCCTCAATTACATTGTACTTCTCAGAAGGAACTTCAATGTAGTGAGACTCAAATAAGTTTTTAAGGCCATTGATAAAGTCTTCTGAAATTTCTGTTCTAAGTCCTTTTTCAATTGCCAATTCGTTGTCTTTCATCCATTGTTCGACAACATAGTTTAGATAAGCGTCAACTTTTTCTACTATTTCTGATTTAACTTCTTCAGTTTTCTCAGCAAGTTTATCTTCGTATTCGCTTTCTAATTTCTCAATTTCTTCAACGAGTTTTGCTTTAACAGCAGATTCGAAGATAGTAGCCGCTTTTACTTTAAATTCTTCTGATAAGCCTTCGCCATCAGTTAAAGCTTTAACGTCTTCTTTCATATCCATTTTTTTAACTTTGTCGTGAGCAGTTTCTTTTTTCATTTCTTTTTCATCTTCTTTTTTTTCATCTGCTTCTTTAACATCTTTTTTATTGTGATATGATTCTTTTTTTTCTTCTTCTTCTTCTTCGTCTTCGTCTTTTTCAGAAGCTTCTTTAACATCTTTTTTCTTATCATTATACATTTCTTTTTTCATTTCTTTTTCTTTGTCTTCAGCTTCTTTAACGTCTTTTTTCTCGTCTTCTTTTTCTTCTGATTTTTCATCTTTACCATTTTTCTTATCAAGGTAATTTTTTAAACCAGCAGGAAGTTCACCTTCTTTCATATCTTTTTTTTCTTTTTCGTCTTCTTTTTCGTCAGCTTCGTAAGCAGCTTTGATGTCTTGTTTCTTTTCATCTTCTTTTTCTGCTTGAGCTTTTAAAGTTTGCATACTGTCAGCTGCGCCTGCACTTTTTTGTTGTGGGTCACCAGTAATGTGATTAACCCCTTGTGCGAAATCAATTTTGCCATCAGTTGGACTTGTTATTGCCTTACTGATAACGTTTTGAATAGTAGCGCCTAGAGACTTTGGAGCCTCCGCTGGAGCGGCATTCTTTTTAGGCAAATCTGCCATATTATTGTCAGCCATTGTTATTTTCTCCTCTACCCTTTTTAGTTTTTAGTAATTTATTTTTATAAAAAAGTCAATTACTATTTATAAAATTACAGCTTTTTAAGAAACGATTCAAAGACTTTTGCATTAATTTCAGCACGTCTCATTCTATCATTTCTATCTGCTTGTAATTTTAATTCATTTATCTCTTGCTCTTTCAAAATCCCATTATCCCATACCCATTCTTTGCCTTCCATTATGCCTTCTACGAAAGCGTCTGGAGCACTTGGGTCTGCAACTATGTCAGCTGCTGTAGCAAGATAGTAGTCATCGGATACAACATTAGCACCGCCAATGTTTCTTAATGTACCCATACCTCTGGAAGAAACTCCAAGTCTTGCACCTTCATCTATAAGTGATTTCACAATTTTTCCATATGGTGTATCTAAGACTCTTGCCTCTCCAATAAAATTATTTCCTTCTGGATAGAGTGCTTTTATCATATGCGAAACTCTTTCTAGGTTGACGGTGGGACCATCTGGATGACCTAGTTCGCCAAAAGCACGATTTTTGTTTATAAACTCTCTATTATATCTAGCGACTTCTTTTTGTAATATTTCTTTAGGATAAACACGCCCATTTTTATTTTTCATATCCGATTGCATAAAGATGCCTTTAATGGAATAGTTTTTCTTTCCATTTCCTGCTTCTTCAACAATGTATTCGGCTTGTTCTATTTCTTCAGTAATTAACTTCATTTGTATCTATCTCTAAATTCTCTCTATTATTTATACAAATTGTTATCTAAACTCCACTAAAATTGTGTAATTATCACCATTTGCAAAATTCTTAGTTGAGAACAAAACATCACCTGTTGGAGTAGTTGAATTGTTAGTTATTTCGTTTCCATCTGCTCGTAAGTCCCAAAAACCTTGACCAGATAAGAAAACTGCGGTGGCATTTGTTGCACCATTCCATATGATTTCTACGCCTGATTTAGGGTTAGCAGTATTGACAGACCAGTATATTTTTGATATTTTTCTATTACCATCTTCGGTCATAAAAGTAGTTGCTGAAGCATCAACTTTTCTAACTAAAGTTTCACCTGTACCGTCTGAGAAGTTTGTAAATTTTGCTGTGTATTTTACACCGCTTGTGTCTGCAATTGTAAGACTTGAAACTGTATCAGCCATTTGTAAATCCTTTTTCTTTTCTAAACTCTATAATGATATTATAACTTATTACGTTACTGTCAGACGATAATAAAATATCACCTGTGGGGTTAACTAACGTAAGTCCTGTATCACCTTGTTTAATTTTTGGTTCATTTTTTTTTAAACCATAATTACCTCTACCACTAAAAGTAGTAGTTACTTCTTCATCAACTTCAGCATCAAAAAATAATGTTATATTTCCTGTGCCAAGTATTTCATAATATAAGTGTGCAATTGACAAGTTAGGACTTGATGTTGCACCTGATAATTCTGAAGCGTCTAATAATAATTCTTTTGTTTCACTTCCTACACCACTTGCTTTTATGATTACTTTAAAGTTATCGTCTGCTAGTTTAGTAGTAGTGATTGCCATAACATAATTAACTTCTTGGAGAACCAACAGCAGATACTTTTGAGTTACTGCAAGTTATTTTATCCTTTGGTGCTTTTTCAATAATAACTGTATCACCGCTAGCGATATATACAGTACCTAAAGTTACAGGAACATCTTGTCCATCTGTAACTGTTAAAGTAGTTGCTGATGTTGCGTGTACTCTAACAAAGTTAGCATTACCAATAGTGTTTGCACTTGGATTATCTATGTTACTACCTTTTACTATAAATGTTTGTGCCATTTTTATTTCCTTAATATTGTTAATGTTTCATTATCAAAATATTTCATAAGATCACTAACTTTTACATTATATTTTTTAGCAGCTGTATTAACATTTTTTTCAAAGTTAGCAATTACATCTGCATCTTTATCAGCAGCTTTGAAAACCATATCGACTGCTTGTTTTAATTTAGGCGTAAGTTTATTATACTGCCTAGTTCTTTTATAATCGTTTGCTTCAGTTACAGTTTCTTCTCTAAATTTACTGAGCGTCTTCATTGCTTGAAACATCTCCCGCTGGTATGTCATTTCCAGTAAACACATTTGCTTCTGGAGCTTTAACTCCTACTGCACTTGTAAATACTGATCTTGCCACGTCAACTTTTTGATCGTCTAAAGCACTTGTAACTTTGTCAGCAAGAGCATTTTTAATATCTGTCGTTGCCTGATCGTTATTTCCTTTTTCAAGTGAATTAACAAAATTTTTTATATTTTCTTTAGTCATACTATTATTTATACCTTTTATTAATTATTAAACCGTAGAGTCATTTCCTTGATCCACAGGCTCAGTTTCTTTTGTAGGTTCTGTTTCTTGTGGTTGTTCAGGTTGTTCCTCTTTGATTTGGTTATTAATTTCTTCTTGTTCTTGTTCATTTTGTTTTAATATTTT